CAGTTTTCCTTATACATATTTATCGTCCGATAAATATATGTATATGCCAAGATTAAGTCTTTATAAACCAGAAAAGGGAAATGACTACACATTCTTAGACAACACCGTGGTGGAAATGTTCACTGTGGGCGGTACCGATGTTTTTGTACACAAATACCTAGGACCTAAGAATACAGACGAAGCAGATGCCACTCCAAGCCAGCCAAGATACGATGCTGTGAAAGAAACCAACATACAAGATATGTTATTTCTAGAAAATAGAGACAGAAAATACGACACAGATGTGTACAGTTTAAGAGGCATATACAATGTGCAAGATATTGACTTTGACATGAGTCAATTTGGATTGTTCTTACAAAACGACACATTGTTTATGACAATTCCTATCACCAGTAGTGTTAAAACATTGGGCAGAAAAGTTATGCCGGGTGATGTGTTTGAATTACCTCATCTGAAAGACGAATATGCACTGAATGATTTCAATGTAGCACTTAAAAGATTTTATGTTGTGGAAGATATTAGTAGAGCGGCAGAAGGATTTAGCCAAACTTGGTATCCACACCTTTACAGAGTTAAATTAAAACAGATATACGACTCACAAGAATTTAAAGAGATATTAGACAAGGATGCAGGAGCAGGTACAGGACAAACATTAAGAGACGTACTGTCTACATATGAACAAGAAATGCAAATTAATAATGCTGTGATTCAACAAGCAGAAGCAGATGCACCTAAGTCAGGATACGACATAGCACATTTTTATACTTTACAAGTAGATAGTCAAGGAAAACCAGAATTAGTCACAACTGATACATCGACATTAGACACAACAACACAAAATACTTTAGCAGACAGAGTAACCCAAACTCCGTCTAAAGAAGGTTACAATGGATATTTGTTAGGAGATGGAATTGCACCCAATGGTGAACAGTTCGGCTTTGGTATAAGTTTTCCAGCACAGTCAGACAAAGGAGATTATTTTTTACGCACAGATTTTTTACCAAACAGATTGTTTAGAAGCGATGGCGGACGTTGGGTGAAAATGGAAGACAATGTGCGTATGACACTAACTAACACTGACACAAGAAGTACTCAAAAAGGAACATTTGTTAATAATACTAAAACTTCAACGATTGCTGGTGAATCAGTAACTGAAAGACAAAGTTTATCTACAGCACTGAAACCAAAGGCGGATAGTTAATGCAACATTTTTACGATGGACAGATTAGAAGATACATTACTCAAATTATTAGATTACTGAGTAATTTTTCTTACAAAGACGGTAGTGATGGATTAAAAACTATACCGGTTATGTACGGAGATATCAGCAGACAAGTTGGACATATCATAAGAGATAATTCAGAAAACAAATTACCTTCAGTGCCACGAATGGGAATATATGTTACTGGATTAGAAATGGATAGACAACGTCTATCTGATGCTAGTTTTGTGAGTAAAGTTCACGTTAGAGAAAGAGCATATGATGCCAACAATAATGAATATCTAAACACACAAGGCAAAAATGTCACTGTTGAAAGATTGATGCCAACGCCTTACACATTAACAATGAATGCAGATATTTGGACATCAAACACAGAACAAAAGTTACAAATAATGGAACAAATAATGATGTTGTTTAATCCATCACTTGAAATTCAAACCACAGACAACTATATTGACTGGACCAGTTTAAGTGTTGTCGAATTGTCAAATATTAATTTTTCATCAAGAACAATTCCATTAGGTACAGAATCAGAAGTTGATGTTGCCACACTGGGATTCACAACACCAATATTCATATCACCACCAACAAAAGTAAAAAAATTAGGAGTGATTACTCATATTATTACAAGTATTTTTAACGAACAATCAGGTAATATAGATCTAAGTCAAACAATGCCTGAATTAAAAGCATATCAAGATGGATATGAAAACAGCATCAAGTTAGATGATAAAGGACGAGCAATAAGAAAAGATACAGATTCTGTGCAAGGCACAACAGGTATCAATGTTGACATATATGTGTTGAACAGTGTTGCTCAAATTATAACTAAAGGTGTTATAGGTGGAGAAGTATGGACAGGCAATGTGTTAACCATACCAAACTATAAAAATGGATTGAGCAAAATTTATTTGAATAGACAAGGTATTGATGCTCAAGTGGTTGGTACTGTGGCAGTGAATGAAGCAAATCCACACCAACTTTTAATTGATTGGGATGAAGACACAATTCCAACTGACACTGTTATTGTTGGACCAGTTACGACCAGTGGTTCAGTAGATTTTATTGTTGATCCTGCATCGTTTGATCCATCCAATGTGAAACAAAATGGTAAAAGATTACTATTATTGAAAGGCATTGGCGATTCCAACAACGAAGACGGAGCAGATGCATGGAAAGGTGACAGCAATATAGATTTAGTTGCAGGAGCCAATGACATTGTGGAATGGAACGGAACAAATTGGCAAGTCATTTTTGATGCCAGTGCTAATCCTAGCACCGTTGCCAATTTCACAGAATCATTTGTTACCAATTTAAACACTGGTGTACAGTATAAATGGAATGGTACAGAATGGTTGTTGTCTTTCGAAGGTGAATATCGTAAAGGCACTTGGAAGATCTCTTAGTCACATAATTAATTGTATGAACAGTAAAATTGTAGGGTGTGGAGCACTCTTCTATACACTAGATACAAAAAGATTTTTATTACTACACAGAACTCAAAGTAAACAAAATAATGTTTGGGGATTGGTCGGTGGTACTACAACTTCAGATAAAAATTTATGGGACGGTCTTCAAAGAGAAATTAAAGAAGAAATAGGCGAACAATCAATTAAAAAAACTATTCCAATGGAAACATTCGTCAGCAATGATGAAAATTTTTTGTATCATACTTATTTGTGTGTGGTAGAAAAAGAATTTATTCCAATATTAAACACAGAACATGATGGATATGCATGGGTAACTTTTGGTAACTGGCCCAAGCCATTACACCAAGGATTACGTAAAACATTCCAAAATAAAACGAATCAAATTAAATTGGATACTGTGTTTAAAATGTTAAAATTGATCAAATGAAAATAATTGGAGATGTAATGTTGGACGTTTGGGTACAGGGTGATTGTACCAAAGTATCTCCAGAAGCATCCACTCTTGTACTGAAAGAAAACTCTCGAAATTACAACATAGGAGGAGCAGGAAATCTCGCTTTAAACCTATCAAATCTCGGCGTAGACACACATCTTTACAGTTCGGTGGGCAACGATGCCCCAGGTCACAGAATACAAGAAATACTGCTTAAAAACAATATCACATCATACATCAGTAATGATGCTGTAACCAGCACTGTGAAAACACGTATGATTGGACCAGACGGACAGCACCTATTAAGACTGGATCGTGAAGAACCATACACCGAATCTCAGCCCAAACAAAATTTATTAAAAAATTTACAAAAGGATGATGTTGTTTTGGTGAGTGATTACAACAAAGGTGTGATTACTAACACCCTTGTGAGTGATATTGTTCATTTAGTAAAAAGAGTTTATGTAGATCCCAAACAAAATCCTGACTGCTATAAAGATGCATATCTGGTTAAGCCTAATATGAAAGAGTATGAACAATGGTTTGGAAAATTTAATCCTGAAAATGCTGATCAATACAGAACTCAATTCAATTGGAATTGGTTGGTTGTAACTGATGGAGGCAACGGCATTCATGTTGTTGGCAATAATGAATACAAACACATCACTGGTGACGCTGTTGAATTAGCAGATGTTAGTGGTGCAGGAGACACAGTGTTAGCAATTATTGTGAAATATGTTGAACAGGGATATAGTATGACAGATGCTTGTTCTCTTGCTTTAAAAGGTGCAAGTAGTGTTGTACAACACAGAGGTGTTACTGTTGTTCAAATTAGTGATGTAGAAGACACAATAGTTTGGACCAATGGAGTTTTTGATATTTTACATCAAGGACATTTAGAATTATTAAAATTTTCTAAAAATCAAGGAGACAAATTGATTGTGGGTATTAATTCAGATGATAGTGTGAAAAGATTAAAAGGCAATGATCGTCCTTATAACGATTCATTAGTAAGACAACAACAGTTAATGGAACTGCCTTGGGTAGATCAGGTTGTTGTGTTTGATGAAGATACACCTTTGGAATCAATCAAACAATACACACCAGACGTGATTGTTAAAGGTGGAGATTACACTGTAGAAACCACAGTGGGTAATGAGATGGCAGATGTGAAAATTTTTCCAACAGTTAAAGGATTTTCAACCACAAATATATTGAATAAAGTGCATGGAACAACAGATAAAAAATAATAAAATAATATTAAAAAATGTTTTAAGTGATGAACATTTCAAAAGCATCATGGACACTATTCTTAGTGATAGATTTCCTTGGTTTTATCAAAATCACGTGGTTTACGAAGAACAAGCAACATCCGAAGAAAAATATCAAATACAGTTTGTGCATAAATTTCACGAAAACAGTAACATAGCCACAAGTCCTGAAATATGGAACCTGTGTTTTCCTATTTTTGCTGTGCTTCAACCTCACACTTTTATAAGAGTAAAAGCAAACAATATACCTGGAAGAGAAACAATTGTGACTCACGGCATGCACTGTGACGTAAGTGTGCCACTGAGTTATACAGCAATATTTTATTGTAACACCAACAATGGTTTTACAGAATTTAAAGATGGCGATAAAGTTCCAAGTGTTGCTAACTCCATGGTAATATTTCCCAGCCACATGGAACACACCGGAAGTACTTGTTCTAATGAAAGATGTAGAGTTAATATCAATATTAATTTCGTTGCTGATTGGAATAATCAATTATTAAAACCTATTTCGCCACAAGGATCAGAATCAATTAATAAACTATGGTGTAAGATATGAAAATTTGTGTAACGGGTGCTGAAGGATTTATAGGAAAAAATTTGTGCAAACATCTAGATAGTATGAACCACGAAGTAACAAAATTTGAATATGCAATGAATAGTTTTCCTGATCCCAGTATGTATGATTGGGTAATACACCTTGGAGCAATTAGTTCTACAACAGAAAGAAATGTAGAATTAATCATGGATCAAAACTATGAATACAGTTTAAAATTATTACAAATGTGTGACACAATGGGAGTAAATTTTCAATATTCTAGTTCTGCCAGTGTGTATGGTAACACAAACAGTTTTGTAGAAAACGGACCAATATATCCTCAATCACCCTATGCTTGGAGCAAGTATTTGTTTGATAGATTTGTTCAACAAGCCATGGGAGAATTTAAAATATTAGTTCAAGGATTTAGATATTTTAATGTGTATGGAGATCATGAAGAACACAAAGGAGATCAAGCATCTCCAGTAACTAAATTTTCAAAACAAGCAAAAGAAAGTGGCA